TGTTTATGTCTATACAGGAAATCCAAAGACATGTGCTGGATATTCGGCAGCAGAGATTAGCTGCTTTTTGAACATCGACACCACCGGCATCTCCTGGCGTGATAGCCTGGTCGAGCGCCCTGCTGATAAATGAAAGGATGATCATGAACCAAAGAATTCTCATATCCCGCAACAAGCGCGAAGGCAGGTATGCTGGCTTTGCTTGTGGATCGCATTATCGTGACCGTGACAAGTCAGTATATGTACATTTGCCGAGAAGTGTCTTTGCATTACTTAGACTAGTAGAACAAATGAAATGGGCAACAGATTAATTTTTAGAGCCGCCGCAATTCGGACAATTGCAACTTTATGGAGAAGTAAAAATGCGTGAAATAAACGAACACAAAATTAATCCTGCCAATGACACTATCACAATTCAAGTGACAGATGAGCCTGGTTCGGGCGGTGCAAATCATCGGTATCAAATTACTGGTTTTGATGTTGCAAATAATCCATCTGGAAGAGATGCATCAGGACATCTCCCTGGGTTTACTACAGATAGCAGGAATATTGCTATTGTCTTCCAAAATGGCCCGATACCTGAAGCTGGCGTGAATGGCATAACGCATGAAGTATTGCTTGCCATTGTAGCAGACCGCCTGCGTAGCTTTCAAGCTGGCCCATTTTCTTGTAAGGCTAATGCCTGCGCGCTGACTCATATTGAAGAAGCGCAACACTGGCTGCAACAGCGCACCATAGAGCGCATGCGTCGCGGTGTAGAAGGTACGCATACAGTTTAACCCCACCCCGCGCTACCATCAAAAGTAGCGCGCAACCAAAGGATGAAAATAATGAGCCCGTATCAAAAACGTGTAATTGATGAGAAAAACGATCTTGATGATAAGCTTGAAAAACTTGAGCAATTTATTGAAACAAATGCTGGGTTTCAAGATTTGGCAATTTTTGATCAGGAACTGCTGAATCTACAATGCACTCACATGCAAGAGTATAGCCAAATTCTTGGTCAGCGTATTAATCGTTTTTAGTTAAACAAAACGCGCTACCCGTAAATGAATAGCGCGTCTTGCAACACTTTGCGATGTGGAAATGCAGAATACTTTGCATTTTTGTTTGAAATTTTCATGATCTTGGATTAAGATATAACTGTCTGAAGCAATTTCAGATGAGCCATTAGCCCCATTCTGTATGACAGCAGGTGGATAACGCAAAAGAAGTGCGCTCAGGGTGGAGAGTTGCAACCGCAAGGCCAACGCTCCTAACTTCTCGGAGTTGTCAGCTCCACACCCTGAGCGCGGGATTGAGGTAAAAATCAATGAATCTCGCAATAAAAGAATCCACGATGACAAGTCGTGAGATAGCTGGCTTGACTGGCAAAGAACATGCCCATGTCATCCGTGACATTGAAGTCATGATGTCAGAGTTAGAAATTCCCAGACAAGGGTATCTCCAAAACTGGATACACCCCCAAAACAAGCAAACCTATTCTGAGTTTGTGCTTCCCAAAGATTTGACGCTTACATTGGTATCTGGCTACAACGTAGTTATGCGTAAGCGCATCATTGATCGCTGGCTTGAGCTGGAAGCCGCACCGCAATTCAAGACCCCTACCACCTTTACAGAAGCGCTCAGGCTGGCATTGGCACAGCAAGAGACAATTGACGCGCAGAATGCGCAACTGGAGGCCGCAAAGCCTGCCATTGACTTTGTTGATCGCTATGTTGACTCCACCGGATTAAAAGGCTTCAGGCAAGTAGCAAAGCTGCTGAATATCAAGGAGCCTGTTTTGCGCGCTTTCCTGGACGACAAGAAGATCATGTATAAGCTTGGCGGTGAATGGGTTCCATATGCTGACCATATCGCCGCTGGGCGCTTTTCTGTGAAGGCTGGCACAGCAGACAACGGGCATGCATTCAACACAGCCAGATTCACCGCTAAGGGTGTGCAATGGCTTGCAGGTGAAATAGCCAAAGACAAGGTTGCAAAGAGTGCGGAATAAGTAGTTCAGCTACAACCGTACTCCAGACGGATAACTAAGGGGGCATGTCCTTCCCCGCGTGGAACAAAAGAGGGTGCGCTTACTAGCAAGACGGCGCGGTGAACTTTAATCGGGTATCACCAGAACAGAGCAGACAAGGTTACATTAGCGTTTAGCCCACGATAACGGCGCTCTGGAAAAAGAACGATTAGCTTTTGGCAGTAGTAGTTGTTTAATGCAGTCTTTATAAACAATGGCTAGAGTAAGGGTAGGTAACCTTTACTTGTCTTGCTCTATGTCTAAACGATAAGTGAGGAATACCATGAGTACATTTTGTGTTTTTGGTTTGAAGTTCAGTGATTGCGTTCTCAAGGCAAGAAAAATAATGCCGGAAAGAATTGGCAAGAAATATCTAAGTATTGAAGAATTTTCTACATACTCAAATCTGCTCGCCGAGCATCTGTACGCGGATGATGAAAGCAAAGTATTCCAAATATCACCAGCATTCGATGCGCCGCACTTTGCGAGAGATTGGATTAATCTGGCGGAAAAGACCGGATCGGCGCGCCGGATGAAAATCATGAACAAGGCTTTCAAGGTTGATGGTAAAGGCGAGTTTGTTTTGAGGAAGGGCAAGAAAGTATTGGCATGGACTGAGACTAAAGTATGAGCAAAACAGCGCAACTAATTGACGAACTCCCCGACTTCATCCCAGCCGAACACTGGCAAGCCTTCCTGGACATGCGCAAGTCAATCAAGAAAGCCCCTACCGAGTTTGCAAAGGGTTTGCTGATCAAGAAGCTGGCTAAATTTAGGCAGTCTGGCGAAGACCTGGAAAAGGTGCTGGAGCAGTCCATTGTGAATAACTGGACAGATATCTACCCTGAGAAGAAAGAGGCTACAAACAAGGGTAAGGCGGCTTGGTGGTCATCGGATGAACTGATCTTGGCGGAGGGGCGAAAGTTTGGTCTGATCCCATATCCAGGCGAGAACATGTTCACGTTCAAGGGGCGAGTTCAGTTAGCAATAAGCGGCGATATTATGCCAGTGCAAGCACCAAGAATGTATCAGCCTGCGCCGGATGATGTGCCGCGTGACATGTCGCCGGAAGCCAAAGCAATGCGAAGCCAAGCATTAATGAGCGCATTAAAAGGGCGACCACATTAAACCATGATCCAGCGCACATTTGCAGAGCAAGCAGCGAAAGAACATGGGTACGAATATTGAAAGGAAGTGTTGTGAAAATATTAATTGCGTGTGAATATTCAGGTCGCGTTCGTGACGCATTTGCAAAGCGTGGACATACAGCAGTTTCGTGTGACTTGAGGCCGACAGAATCGCCACACGGCTGGCATATACAGGGCGACGTTCTGGGCATACTTGATCAAGGCTGGGATATGCTGATAGGGCATCCTTATTGCACCTACAACTGTTTATCCGGCATTCGCTGGATGTATCACCCAGAAGATACACATTTGCCAGCAGAGAAGCGCAGGCGGCATCCAAAATACCTTAACAGGATGGATAACTTTCTTGCAGGGGCTGCGTTTTTCAATGCTCTTAAGAATGCGCCGATTGACAAAATTTGCCTTGAAAACTCTCAGCCGCACGGTTTGGCAATGTCGCATATCGGCAAATATGACCAGATCGTGCAGCCTTGGATGTTTGGTGAGCCATACACAAAGGGCGCGTATCTGTGGTTAAAAGGTTTGCCAAAGCTTGTGCCGACGCATCAGAAAAGTGACTACCCAGAAATATTTGCAGATTGCCACAATATGCCATTTGGACCGAACAGAGAAAAAGAACGCAGCCGTACAAGAGAATCGATTGCTAATGCTATGGCAGAGCAGTGGAGCAAATTATGAAATACATCATCATAAAATGCACCCAAGAAGATGGGTTCCACTACAACCTACCAATGTCATTTCCTAACATGCTGGTTCACAGAATAGTATTTGAAAGCATGCTAGACATGATCAGGCAGATGATGCCGAAAGGAACTATAGAGGTAATAGGCTCAGGTGAGTTTGACAGTAGTGTATTTGTTAGCGCTGTTTTGCATGGCGAATCAGATTCATTGCAAGTAAAAAGCAGAGGCGAAGAAGACCGCCTGATATTTTCTAGTATCGATAGATTTGGCATGTTTCTGTAGCCACTAAAAAATAATTCAAATAGTTCTTGCATGTGCTAACTTATGTGATAATATGAAATCTATGAAACGAACAAACTTTTACTTCCCAGAAGTCATGCTTGCAAGGCTGAAGCAGGTTTCTGAAAAACTAGGGATTCCTGTTAGCGAATTTATCAGGAATGCGATTGAAGCAGCTTTGAAGAAAGAAAAGCTATGACTTCAGATACAGTAAAACACTGGCTAAGACTCTGGCAATCATGGATGCTCGACATGGAGGCGCAAAGCCCGATACGTGGAGTAAATTACCTTCAAAGTGTCATAAACGCCACTCCAGAAAACAAACGCCAGCGCACCATACGCTTGCTAGACCAGGAAATAAACGACCTCGCACTTGAGCAGCCATGGTGCTATCAAGCAATCAATTACCATCACCACATAGACCGGTACTGGCGATTTCCAAAGCTTGACGCTCTTGAGTGCTACGAAAACGCAGTACAAGAACTAACCGACAAGCTGCAGGAAGACGGAGTAATCCTCAAAGACATGCCTGGAAGAAAAAGCCGGGGCCAAACACAACACTCAAGGAGTGCATAGATGAGTGCCGATCTACAAGCCAAATACGATGCCCTAGCGCGCATGTTCATCGGTGACCAGCCCAACTGCCCACAGGACACCATCATCGCCATACACCGCGATTTGGACAAGGCCAGGGTAGAGAAGATACGTCACCAGCACGAACGCGCCAAGGCAACGCAGAAAGTATTGAACAATAGCCATATGATGAACGAGAAGGGGGCGATATGATTGACATTGAAAAACTAAAGCAAGAGGCAGAAGAGGCGCAACATGCGCTAGCAAAAAGCCTTGCAGCAAAAATAAAGTTTAAGCCAGGTTGCACATACAGTGATGCTTTAGCTTTGGCGAAAGAGATTACATCAGCCATTGGTTTGCAAATAGCCCTGCAAGCAGCAGAGAAGGAAGCGGAGGGTAAATTTCCTGTATATCTGCACCTGCAAGAAAGTGGATCGTGGAAGATGGAGCCTCTTAATGGCATGCCTAACGGTGGAGTTTCGCCGATTGAATATACAGCAGATGAGGAAAAGCATCATGTTGATGCGCTTATCACTGAGTATCCTGCCCCTATTGCTGACGATGGCTGGATAAAGTGGAATGGCGGGGAATGCCCGGTGGATGCTGAGACGTTAGTAAAAATAGAATGGAGAAATGGAAATACTGCGCTGGGCCGCGCATATCATTTCTTATGGATGCACGACGATGGTTATGATGACATCATCGCCTACCGCATCATCAAGCCTGCTGCTGATAGAGTGAGGGGATCATGAAAGAGCAAGCCTATAAATCCGCAATAGCTAGGAAAGAAGAGGAATACTACTTGGTAGTGTCAGAAATGACGCCCGTAGTCTTTGGCAATCAATGCGACGCTTTAAGCACAGACCGGCAGCTGGCTTATGATGCGCTTAATGTTGAGTTGCGCAAGACAAAAACTGACAGTTGCATAAAAAACTGATTTGGACTAGCATTAATACAGATTTACTGAAGTAGACATGTGTTGCCAATGTGATAGGAATAAACTCGGCGGTTCCTGTTGGGGCAAGCATTCCTTAGTGCTTAGCAATATCGGTAATTTCGCCTAATCCGATGCTGCCGATAGTAGTGCGCAAGATTTATCTGGGTGTAGCTCAGTCCGGTTTAGAGTCCTCGCCTTGGAAGCGAGATGTCGCAGGTTCAAATCCTGCTGCCCAGACCAATTTGTATTAAATAATCAACAACAGGCAGGATAATCCGAAGGGAACCCTGGAATATATTATGGCCGCGCCTAAAGGAAACACAAACTCAAATAAAAACAATAGGTTATGGACGGATACAATCCGCAGGGTTGCCATCCAAGGTAACGGTGAACGTTTGAGAAAAATGGCTGAAGCTTTGTTCGATAAAGCAGAAGAAGGCGATATCAACGCAATACGCGAAATAGGCGACAGGTTAGACGGAAAAGCCGCTCAAACTATTATTGGCGCAGGCGAGAACGGTGAACATCTGATTTCTGGCATCGAAATACGCCTTGTAAGCCCGAGCGGCAATACCACTACACAGAAAAATGGCGAATAAAGCGCCTTTTTACCGGGAAGCGATGATACCAGTATGATATTGACGCCAGATTTCCCCGAAAAGCTTGATTTCTTATTTCGCCCTGCTCGGTACAAAGTGGCACGGGGTGGGCGCGGCTCTGGTAAGTCTTGGGGATTTGCCAGGGCTTTATTGCTTTATGGCGTCCAGAACGTTGAGCGTGTGCTTTGCACCAGGGAGATTCAGAAGTCCATCAAGCAGTCTGTGCATCAGCTGCTCAAAGACCAGGTGCAGGCGCTTGGTCTCAGTCATTTCTATGAGGTGCTTGAGACAGAGATACGCGGAAGGAACGGCACCAGATTCTACTTTGCTGGCCTGAGTGATCAAACCGCTGACAGCATCAAGTCTTTCGAGGGGTGCACTAAAGTCTGGGTGGAGGAGGGGCAAAATACCAGTGACCGGTCATGGAGCATCTTGATTCCAACTATCAGGACTGCCGGATCAGAAATCTGGGTAACGTACAATCCTGAGCTTGACACCGACCCAACGCATCAGCGATTTGTTGCCAAGCCGCCAGATGATTGCATCTCAGTATTGATGAACTGGCGAGATAATCCCTGGTTCCCTCCAGTGCTGGAGAAAGAGCGCCTGGACTGCCTGAAGCGCGATCCAGAGGGCTACAAGAACATCTGGGATGGCGAGTGCAAGCCCGCAGTTACAGGCGCTATCTACTACAATGAAGCAGCCGCAGCAGTGGCAAACAATCGCATTTGCAACGTGCCATATGATCCATTGCTGAAGGTGCATGTGGTTGTTGACCTTGGCTGGAACGATGCCATGGCGATCAGCCTAGTGCAGAAGCAAAGCTCAGAATTGCGCGTCATTGAGTACATTGAAGACAGTCACCAGACGCTTGATTACTACTCGGCAATGCTCAAAGGCAAAAACATGAACTGGGGCAAGCTATTCCTGCCGCACGATGGTCGCAACAAGGATTTCAAGACCGGCAAGAGCTCAGAAGAGATTATGACTGCCCTGGGCTGGGAAGTGGCAATAACACCCAGCATGAGTGTGGAAGATGGTATACGGCTGACACGCATGGCATTTGGGCGCATGTATTTCAACAAAGACAAGACAGAGCGGCTTGTGGAGTGCATTAAACGCTATCGCCGTGTGATAAACCAGACAACAAACGAGGCTGGCGCACCGATGCATGATGAATTTAGCCACGGGGCCGACAATTTGCGCTATATTTGCATAAATGCCGAAACCATGACCAATGAGGAATGGGGAGGCAGCTTAACTTATCCGAGGTTTAACTATGCATAAGGCTACATGATGGGCAAAGGCCTCACTCAAGACGAACTCAAAACCCTGGTGCATACTGAAATGCGCCAAAGTCTTGGCTATACTTCATCCAAGCTTGCCAATGCGCGCCAGAAGGCAATGATCTATTACCTTGCATTGCCAGTATCAGACCTTTCCCCGCCAGAGATAGAGGGCAGGTCTTCGGTCATATCAACTGACGTGCGCGACACCATCGAGGCCATGCTGCCGCAACTCATGGTCACATTCTGCGGTGGTGATTCAGTGGTTGAGTTCGAGCCGCAGAACCCCGACGACGAGCCAAAGGCCAAGCAGGCCACAGAGTACATCAACTATCTATTTTTCAAGAAGAATAACGGGCACCGCATATCCTACACCTGGATGAAAGATGCTTTGCTGCAAAAGAACGGCATCGTTAAATGCTGGTGGGACACTCGCTGGGAAGAAACCAAGGAAGAATACAAGGCGCTGAGCCAGATCGAGCTTGCCCAGGTACTTGACGACCCAGAGATTGAGGTTATCGATCAGCAAGCCAGCCCCGATCCTGATGACGCAAAAGCACGTCAACAAGCTATCGAGCAGATCGCCCAGAAGATGCAGCAGGCCATGCAGGCAGCGCAATCCGGCGACCAGCAAACGGCCCAGGCAATACCGCAGCTTCAGCAGCAATACCAACAGATTCAGGCTCAGCCGCCAGTCATGGTCTATGACATATCCTGCAAGCGCGTCAAGAAGGGCGGTAAGATACAGATTGACAACGTGCCGCCAGAAGAATTCCTGATAGCCCGCAATGCCAAAGACATAGAAACAGCGCGCTTTGTCGGTCATCGTGTGCAAAGGACTATTTCTGAGTTAAAGTCCATGGGCTATAAGAACGTGGACAACATCAGCGGCGAGGAGCAAAGCCAGTCAGCCAACATTGAGCGAATCCAGCGTCTGCAATACAACGATGAGAACGCCTATTTGTCTGACGAGATCATTACCGCTGACGATGCATCACGAAAAGTCTGGATAACTGAGGCATATGTGCGATGCGACTTTGATGGTGATGGCATTGTCGAACTGCGGAAAGTAACGGTGGCAGGCAATGAACTGCTTGACAATGAGGAGATCGACTACATCCCGTTTGTGGACATCACGCCAGTTCCGCTGCCGCACACGTTCTTTGGGCTATCGATCGCAGACTTGGCGATGGAATCACAAAGGACGAAAACAAGCATTCTACGATCACAGCTTGATAATCTATATCTGAACGTCAACGGGCGTTATTTCGCTGTTGAAGGCCAGGTAAATCTGGATGACTTGCTGACATCTCGCCCTGGCGGCGTGGTGCGCGTGAAACATCCTAATTCTGTAGGTCGACTTGACCAAGGCCACGGTGATAGCGGCGAGTCCATGCAGATGATGGAATACATGCAGCAAGACCTGGAGAATCGTACCGGATGGTCGCGCCAATCAATGGGCAACGATGCATCTGGCCTGCACACTGGGACCGCAACCCAGGCAAACATAGTCACCAATAAAGCAGACATGCGCCTTGATTTGATAGCGCGAAACTTTGCCGAAGGCTACACAGCTCTGTTCAAACTGATGCTGAAGCTTATCTGCCAGCATCAAGACAAGGGAGCCCAGGTTAAACTATCTGGCGGGTGGGCTGACATTGACCCACGCGAATGGCGCAATCAGTTCGACGTCAGCATCAATGTTGGTATCGGCCTGGGTAACAAAGACCAGAAGATCAACCAGCTTATGGCGCTCGGTCAGCGTCAGCAAGAAGGTTTCCAGATCGGCGTATCAAACCCCACAAACGTGTTTAACCTGAATGCCGAAATGGCTAAGACGATGGGTTACAAGAATGCCGACCGCTTCTTTACCGACCCAAGCAAGCAGCCGCCCCCACCTCCACCGCCTGATCCAGAAGCAGCCAAAGCCCAGGCACAAATGCAGATTGAGCAAGCGAAGATGCAAGCGACAATGCAGATAGAAACGCAGAAACTGCAGCAGCAGGCCCAAATAGAGCAAATGAAGCGCCAGCAAGAGCTTGAGCTTGAGAAGGCAAAGATGCAGATGCAAGCCGAAGTTGACAATAACCGTCAGCGAGCAGAAGCCGAACAGAAACAGATGGAAATGCAGCAGCAGGCCCAGCTTGATCAGTTGCGCGCCCAGTTCGAAAATGAGCGACACATGGCAAAAATGCAGTATGATCAATGGAAAGCCCAGGGAGACTGGGAGAATAAGTTGATGATTGCAGAGTTGCAGTCTAAAACCACACTGACAGCGCAACAAAACGCGGCGGCAGAAGCTGCTGAATACGACGAAACACAAGAGAGAGGTGAATAATGTCTTTCACGACAATAACCCAGGGCAATACAGCAGATATCACGGTGACCGATAACGGAGATGTATTGTCAGTTATCTGTGCACCGGGCGGCAGCGCCAAGCTGACCATCGTTTCAGGTCTATCCGGCTTCCAGGAGCGCGAGTTTGGCGGGCAACTGTCAACCAACTTCCCCGCATCCGGCGTCGTGCGCGTTACGGCATCATCTGGCAGCGTACAGTATGAACTCGGCAACGGTGCAAGCCAGGGAAGCACATCAACTGGCGCTCAGCCTGAAGACATATTGACAACAAAGCGTATATCTGCGCTTGTTGGTGGATTGCCTGCCACGCTGACAAACCCGACAGTGCAAGCAACGAACTCCATTGCTGGCTATACCCAGATCAGCATCCAAAACAAGAACGCCGGGACTTTGGCTAGTGCCGACATCATTGCATATCCAGATAATGTCACTTCATCCGACTTGACCGGATTTATGGATATGGGCATAACATCATCCGGCTTCACTGACTCCAATTATGCCGTCACGACAGCCAACGAAGGCTATTTGTTTATGTCGGCCCCATCTGGGGCAGGAAAGACCGGCAATATGATTATCGGCACAGATAGTACCGGCTCAGCAAATGCCATAAAGTTTGCAACTGGTGGCTTTAGTGCTACAACAAACTTCAGGCTGATCATTGACGCCAACGGTGTAAAAGTATTATCTGGCGCATTAGGATATGCAACCGGGTCAGGCGGGGCAGTAACGCAGATCACATCCAGAACAACTGGCGTGACACTTAACAAGTCATGCGGCCAGATCACAATGTTTTCTGCTGCTGGTTCTGCGACTGCCGCAACGTTCACTGTGACAAACTCTGCAGTAGCAGCAACGGATACGGTAATACTCAACCAAGTGTCAGGAACCAATTTGTATGTATTGGCAGTAACCGCAGTAGCGGCAGGCTCGTTTAACGTAACATTCTTCACAACTGGCGGCACAGCCACTGATGCGCCTGTAATCAATTTCTCTGTCATAAAATCTGTAGCGGCTTAACATGAAAACAATCGAAACCCGCCGGTATGAAGGTGCACGAGCAAAAGAAGTCCTTGATAATGAGGTCTTCCAGCAAGTGTTTTCCGATATCAAGGCTGATATTACTGAGAAGTGGGAAACATCACCAGCACGCGACGCCGAAGGACGTGAAAAGCTCTGGATGTACCTGGCCATGCTAAACAAGGTGGAGTCTCAATTGAAATCGACGCTTGATTCTGGAAAGCTCGCAGAAGTAGAGATTGAGCACCGTCAATCGCTGGCGCAACGTGTCGTTGGCATCTGGGGAGGATAAAATATTTGACGAAATTGTTAGACAAGCGCAATATTCCGTAAAGTACACATTATCAATGCCAGAAATGGCAAAAAGGATGAAATATCATGGCTAAAACAGCCCCAGATTTGGCAGCAATCCCAGACCAGGAGATGTCCTGGGATGAATTCGCGGCAGCAGTAGAAGATAAATGCAGCAAAAACGGTTACAGTTACAATCGAGTATCGTTTCCAAATCCAAAGGCAAAAGCAATTCACGCTGAATGGAAAATAGAAGTAGTAGATGGCCCAGTAGCATACTAAGCAATAATAAAACGTCGCGAGACGCCGCGCCCGGGCAACCGGGCATTGACCCAGGAGTATTAAAATGGATAATCAGGCAACTGAACCCAGCAACGAACCACTAAATATTGACGGTGCAGCCCAAGCCTTCGGCGCTTTACTCGAACCTGCAGAGGCAATCGAAAAGAGTCCCCAAGAGTTGGAGCAAGAAGCACTTGCAGAACTGGAAAAAAAGCCCAGTGAAGCACCAGCAGTAGAGGCAGCAGAGCCAAATGCAGAGGAGGGTGCAATCACCATCAAAGTTGATGGAAAAGATGTGACCCTAAGTGCCGCTGAATTGGCAGACGCTTATAAGAATGGTTTGCGTCAATCTGATTACACCAGAAAGACCATGGAGGCGGCGGAACAGCGCAAGGCAGCAGAAGCGCAAGCCCGCCAGGCTCAGCAAGAGCGTCATGAGTATGCAACGAACCTGAAAAAAATGGCAGCGCAACTGGAAGGCGTTCTTGAGCAGCAACAAAATATTGATTGGGATAACCTCTCAATCACTGACCCGGTAGAATTTGTTAGGCAGCAGCACCTCTTTCAAAAGAGACAAGCAGCATACCAGCAAAATCTACAGCAACAGCAGGCGCTGGCAATTCAGGGCCAACAAGAACAACATTTGCAGGCGCAAAACTACCTTCAGACGCAGCAGCAAGAATTGCTTGCCAAGCTGCCAGAATGGAAAGATGCAGAAATTGCAAAGAAAGAAAGCAACGCCATTCATTCATATTTGCTGGACCAAGGTTTTGATGTCGACACAATATCAGGCATGGCAGATCATCGCGCCTTGGTATTATCACGCAAAGCAATGCTCTACGATGCAATGATGGCAAAGGCAAATGCCGCAACCAAGAAGGTGCAGGCAGCGCCCCAAAAAGTAGTCAGACCAGGTGTAGTGGCGAACGAGCAAGACAACGACCAGCGTAACGCGCAAATGCGAAAACTGGCGAAGTCTGGCAAGGTCGAAGACGCCGCAAGCCTTTTCGCACAATTCATTTAGTCGTGAGACACCGGAGAATATAAAATGACAGCCCCATCAGGTACCTACCTAACCACAGCAGCAATTGGTAACCGCGAAGATTTGAGTGATATCATCTATCGCATTTCCCCAACTCTGACACCGCTCATGAACATGGCGGCGAAGACAAAAGCCAGCAATACGCTGCACGAATGGCAAACCCAAGATTTGGCCGCTGCCGTTACTACCAATGCGCAAGCAGAGGGTGATAACGCATCAGCCAAAACCGTGACACCAACAGTTCGCTTGAACAACCGCACCCAGATCGCGACTAAAACAGTGATCGTTTCCGGCACACAACAAGCGATGAACCCAGCGGGCCGCAAAGACGAATTGGCATACCAAATGTCCATTGCTTCCCTGGAACTGAAACGTGACATGGAATCTGCACTGTGCCAACTGGACGTTACAGCCACATCACCACGTCAAGCACGCGGCCTGGTCGGCTGGGTAGTTGATAACGTCAACAGAAACGGCGGCACACTGGCAAGCTACTCAGGCAACACTGGCCGGACTAAAGGTACAGCACGTGCCTTCACTGAAGCTCAGCTGAAAGATGTTCTGCAGAAGTGCTACACAGCTGGCGGCGAGCCTGACAATATTATGGTCGGCCCATCTCAAAAGCAGACTTTCTCTACATTTTCTGGCAATGCGACACGCTTTGACAAGTCGGAAGATGCCAAGCTGTATGCGGCGATTGATGTGTATGTCTCTGACTTTGGTTCCTTGAAGGTGATGCCAAATCGTTTTCAGGATGCAAACGATGTGTTTGTACTGCAAGCCGACAAGCTGGCAATCTCCTATCTTCGTCCGTTCAGTACTATTGAACTGGCGACGACAGGCGATGCAGTGCAGCGTGAATTGGTCGTTGAGTACACGCTCGAAATGCGCGCACCCAAAGCTCACGGCGCTATCTACGACGTTCTGTAACCACTAACATAGGGCGGCTTCGGTCGCCCATTAAAGGAGATACAAAATGTCAGGCAATTTAGTACAAAACGCAGATAGTTCTTTCGGCATTCGCGGCACTGATCTCGATACGGGTGCGTTTGTACCGGTCAATATCGAGTACAACGCATCCAGCATTGATAAGGTCAGCTATGTGGCAACGCGGTCAATGATCGTCCAGGGCATTACCTGGAGGCCTACAATCGCAGGCACAGATGGTAGCGCTGTCACGGCTGTCGTCAAAAAGGCTGCATCCGGCACAGCAATTACCGCTGGCACAGCTTTGCACAGCAGCACAGCAAACTTGAAGGGCACGGCTGATACTATCCAGGCTCTCACGCTGTCGACGACTGCAAGCGATCTGGTCATCCCAGCAGGCACGGCAATTGGTATTGACTTCACCGGTACGCTCACAAGCGCAACTGGCGTCGTTACGATTATGCTGGCTCCAAACTAAAAACGGGCGGGGTAACTCCCGCCCATCATGGGGGTAATAATGGATGATTTTATAACGGTAACGATGCCTGGTTTTTCCGCAGCTACTGGCGCGGCATCAGCGGCAACGGCCATACCTGTAGCATCTGATAACAATAGGCCGCGCTACATTCGAGTAGCTGCCAGGAATGAGTGCTATGTAAAAATAGGATTATCAGGAGTCGTGGCAACTACAAACGATATTCTTGTGCAGCCAGCTGACTCTGTGATATTGCAAGTGCCAGCTAATATCACGCATATCGCCTACATTCAAGGCACTGCCGCTGGTTCCGTCAACGTCGTGCCATTGGAAAACCTATGAGCGACGTACAGACAAAAATCCACACGCACGGCGATGGGCGGGTAACTTTTGAGCGCGTCCAGGATTGCACGGCTATTGCTGAGCATACCCAGGCGCTGCACAAAGAGGGGCATCATGGCTCGTCTGAGTTCCGTCATGCTGCTTCGTTTCCCATGGTGCTGGTGGAAAAATACCTGAACGACAAGGGTATCCTGTTCTCTGAGTTCATGGCTGACGAGTCCCACATTAGGGCAATGCTGTCTGACCCTGCATTGGCTGCATTCCGCGTCTGGGGTGGAAAGGTATGAGCGCAATCACCGATTACGCAAGTCTGCAAACGGCTGTAGCCAACTGGCTGCACCGTACAGACTTGACCGCGCTAATCCCTGATTTCATCGCTCTTGCTGAAGGGCAGTTGTCGGCTGATATAGTCGCCCGCCCGATGGACACGCGCACCAACCTGACGGCAACCGCTGGCAATGCATACGTGACATTGCCGACAGACATGCTTGAAATGCGCAGGCTGAAGCTGGTCACGGACCCGGTATTTGTTCTGACGTACAAGTCACCTGATCAAATTGATGAGGACTACCCGACTGCGCAAGTAGGCAAGCCTGACTCGTTCGCCATCATCGGCAGTCAGATACAGCTGGCCCCGATACCAGACACGGCGTACAGCATCGAATGCACATATCGCCAGCGCATACCCGCACTGAGCGCAACAAACACCACAAATTGGCTACTAACCGGCTTCCCTAACGTGTATCTATACGCTACGTTATGGGCGGCGCAACCATTTATCATGAACGACGCCAGGCTGCCAACGTTTGAAAAACTGCTGGGGCAAAGCGTCGATGCAATAAATTCTATCGACTGGTATTCAGGTACAACTATGCGAGTAAAGGCGAAATAATGGGACTCGAAAGCACATCAGTAATCGCAGGCCTGGTAGCCACAAACCCGACCGCAAGCGATCCAAAGAGTCAGGGCGATGATCACATACGCATGCTGAAAACTGTCTTGCAGCAATGCTTGAATGGCTTTACAGGCGGCATCATGCTGACTGCAACTGAAGCTGGCACAGCCGCCGCGCATGTGCTGACGCCATCAACTGCCTTGCTGAGCTACACTGCCGGCTTGATCTTGCTTTATCGACCGACAAATGCGAATAGTTCTGGCGCTGTGACGGTCAATGTGTCAGGCCTGGGCGCAAAGTCCATTAAGACACCGCTCGGCGCTGATCCAACTGCAAATGATATCATTGCAAATCAGCCAATTCTTCTGATGTATGACGGGACAAATTTTGTCATATTGGCTGGCAGCGCTTTATTGCAGCGCACCGGCGCACAAACCGTCACTGGCAATTGGACCATTGCGGGCAACTGGGCAATTACTGGCGATCTGTCGGTATCTGGCACATTGTCCGGCCCCAGCATGACCGCCAAAGCCAACAAGGCAGGTGACACATTTACCGGCGCTCATGACTTCACCGGTGCAACTCTGACCGCAGCAACTCAATCAGCTGGCGACAACACAACAAAGGTTGCTACTACGGCATTCGTCAGCAATCAAGTTCTTACAGCCACTTTGCCAGGTCAAGGCGGCAACGCAGGTAAATTCCTAACTACCAACGGAACTACAGCATCATGGGGCGCTCTGTCAGTCAATGGCGGCGCATCCACAACTAACCCTATGTCTTCCGACCTGACCCTTACAGCAACTAGTAATAGGGTGCAAGTCGTTTATCCGACAACATCAGGCTTGAAAGTCATTCTTCCCGACGCTACGACAATGAGCACGAATACAGGCTCACAGACTGCTATCATCATCAACCGTGGCGATTACCCTGTTCGTGTCGTAACTAATGGCTCAGTCGATACTATCGCTGTTGCTGAAGGCTGGCAGGCCGCCGGCATAACACTGGAAGACGCAAGCACGGCCACAGGCACATGGAAAGCGCATAACCTGTCCTACGATGGCATGGGGTTGCGCCAAATGAATGCAGGTTCTGCTACTCAGGTAGCCGCCAAAGCTATCTCTGCCGCCACTGGTCGGATGGCTGTTGCATCGCTCGGTAACAACAAATTCGTCATGGCATACTCTGACGGGACCAACACGCTTGGCCGCTGCCTAGTGGTGGATATATCAGGAACCACGCCAACTTATGGCACTGAGGTGTCATTCCACACCACGACTAACCCGACATTTATCAGCATCTGCGCACTGTCTGCCACCCAGGCAATTGTTTGCTACCAAGACGGATCAGGCGCAAATGGCGTGGCGAAGACGATCAACATATCCGGAAGCACAATAAGCTCGGTCGGTGCAGCGCTCAACTTCAATGCTGGTAGCGTGAACTTTACCAACGTGCAGACCATTTCAAGCACTACTGCAATGGTCTTGTATAATGATACGTCAAACAACCTCAGCACTAAAGTGTTGACTGTATCTGGCACGACAATTACGGGCGGTTCGGCTGGAGTTGTTCTTTCTGCTAGCGCATCAACATATCCATGTTTGGCGGTGCTTTCTGCAACAGCAGCAGTTATTCTTTACACGACTGCTAGTACAAATCTGATTTACATGGTTCATAACATGGCAGGCAATGTTATTACGCCAGGGTCTGCCGCTACACTAGTTGCTGCCGTAACACCAACGGAAATTACTGTAGCAAGCTTGAAAGATGGAAGTAGGTTTATTTACTCTTACTCAACATCGTCAACATTAAAAGCGGGAACAGCAAGCGTATCAAGCACAACTGCAACTGCATATACCGAGCTTCAATTTAGGACTGGGTCAGTTTCAAACATTGTAATGACGCCAATTAACAACCGCAAGGTAGCCATATCCATGACAACCCCGGCAAGTATGACTGAGGCATGGCTTCTATCTGTTGAGGCTGGGGCATCAACTGCGACTGGCAACACAGACATTAAAGCTTTCTCGCCGATAACAACACAATCTGCATCATCATTCAACCAAACCCTTGCTGTGACACCAAACGGTAAAATGTTGAGCGGATATAGGCTTTCGGGCACGACTTTCCCAAATACTACAATTGTAGAGGTTCTTGGATAGTAGCCATGCAAGTGCTAGAATGAATAACCTGGCGTGTGCTGGGCATTAATTGATTAATTGATAGGGCTCATCATGAAAATTACCAAAATATTGATTCTTTCCGCAGCACTGTTGTCCGGCACTGTATTTGCCCAGAATAGCAAATTCATCACAAATCAAACTGTAGATGACAATATAACTATTGGTAGTGCTACAGGCGTACACAGTCGCGATCTACTGCGTGCTGACTACAACTGTACGGCAGCTCAGACAATTGCTTTGACCTATGCAGATGGTGCCACAGTGGAAAACTGGACTTTCGGCAGCACAGGTACATGTAACGCTATCTGGGATAAATTCCTGGTAGCATCAGGCGGGAAAGCGCAGGGAAATCCTTTGTACTATGTGGAAACTTATGGGAGTAATGCTAAGTCAGTAATACCATATGACGCTATGCGTAAAGTAGTTTGTGTAAAAACAAATGCGTCTGGCGGCGATTTTTATACGGCCACCATTACTTTAAAAACTGGCGCTGTTGTTACTGCTAGCGGGTATTCAATAACCAAATGCGCTTATCCATTGAATTAATTAAGAGGTAATCATGGCTGTCGAAGACTGGTATGGACAATTCGGGGCGACCGGCGATCAGGCGGGCATTGATTACTGGAAGCGTCTCGCAGCATCCAAGGGTGAGGATGCTGCGCACAAAGCTTTTTATGCAGCATCTGCTGAAAACCTTCAGAACGGGCGCGGCGTTGGAACTTCAATGGCCCCGGGAACTGGCGGCCCAGCACCGCAAACCGCAAAAGATTTTTACACGGCCTTTGGTCGGCAAGGTGATCAAGGCGGCATCGACTACTGGAATAATGAAATACAGACAAAGGGTATGGGAGCTGCCCAGCGCGCATTTCAGGTTGCCGCTGCACAAAACATGGTCAATGGTAAAGGTGTGGGTGATTCTGGCCTGCCTTCTACTGCCGCTGAGACTGCTGCAGCTGGTTTGCGCCTGGATCAGCCTGCTGCCGCAAAAATGCCAATGGCAGCAAAGACTGAATACACAGTCCCATCTGGAAATTATCGTGGACAGAACTTCCAAAGCCTACTATCGCAAGCACAGCAGCAAAATCCAAATGACGTACTAGCGCAGCTTCGTCAAAAATATGCCGGATATGGGCCAAACCCAACCGATGCAGCAAATCAGTTTAATTCTCTTGGTGGCGCAGAAACCTTCATCAGCTCTCTAGCCAATGGCGGCGGCCAGGGCGTGACATTTGACGCCAACCAGCGTCAGCAAGCCCAGATTGATGCCATGCTGGCTAACCAGTTGGGCTACGGTGGAACATCAAATAGTCACATGAGCCAAGGTTTTCTTGACTCGCTGAACCAGAATCAATATCAGGCACCACGCGAAGATCCATTTGCAGGCCAAAATCTGAATGACGCATCAGTACAGTTTCAGATGAAGCAGTATATGCAAACACATCCTGACTATGTGCCTATCAACACCTACCGCGGTGAAGCGCCGCGCTTACCTGGTCAGGTAAATCAAGATACAGGTCAAATGACTACAGAGCGTGGCTCAGTCAACCCATGGGCAACGAATACAGGTTTTGTGCAGCAAATGCCATGGCAAGGTCAGCAGCAACAGCAGGCACCTTATCAGCCGCAGCAAAGTCAGCAACAAAATCCATATTTGCAGCCATTCCAGCAAACCGACGCCTATAAGCAATCTGTTGGTCAGAATTGGGCTAGTCAGCCTACTGCGGCTGGATACTATAATGGCAACCAGCAAAACCCATATCAGCAGCCACAAGGCCAACAGAATCAGTTCCAGCAACAGCAGCAATACAAGCCGCAAGGCCTGTTGCAGAGATTCCAAGGTCAGCAGCCACAATCTCAAGGACAGAACCGCTATGGTCTGTTAAGTGCTTATGGCGCTCGTTAAAATACAGAGTGCAGGGCAGTTCGGTGTTAATCGCGATCTGTCTCAGCATGAGCTGCCGATAAATGCCTGGACTGATGCCAGGAACATTCGTTTCCTGGATGGCTATGCCTATCAGTTTTATGGGCATGGTGAAGTGTATAACTCGCCTTCTGTCGTCCCACAATATGTATTACCTATAACCATCACTGGTACACGCTACTGGATATATGCATCTGCTGCCAAGACCTATGCAGTAACGCAATCAGGCGGTTCTGCTGCTGTTCATACCGATATTACGCATGCCACACCACGCACCGGCACGGCTAACAGTTGGACATACGCCGTGATCGGCGGCATTCCAGTGCTGAATGCTGGGGATGGGAAGGTGCCCATGTCGTGGGATACAAACCTCGCAAACAAGTTTGTCGACCTGGCAAACTTCGCCGCACGCGCCGACTCATGCAAAGCAATACGTGCATACAAGAATTTCCTGGTAGCACTGAACGTCACCATTGCTGGCGTCAATAAGCCTTTCTTGGTGAAATGGTCGCATCCATACGACCCAGGTTCAATATCCGCGTCGTGGGACGAAACAGACACAACTAAAGACGCTGGGCAGACTGATCTTGCAGAAGCCACAAGCCCGATTGTTGACGGTTTGCCTTTGCGCGACTCATTCATCATCTACACCGAAAACTCTACGCACCGCATGGACTACGTCGGCGGCCAGGGTGTTTTCAGGTTTTCTAAGATCATGGGCATGTCTGGCATGCTAAACCGAAATTGTGCAGTAGAGTTTGACGGTTGGCACTTTGTGGTCACTGGCTCGGACGTGATTATTCACGATGGACAGTCTGCAACATCAGTGCTGGACAAACTGACCCGCCGGTATTTCTTCCAGAATATCGACGTGACTAACCGCGGCCTTGTGTTCTGCTTCAAAAACCCATTCCTGAACGAGATTTTCTTATGCTATCCATCCATTGGAGCCAGTTCATGCGATAAAGCGATGGTCTACAATTTTGTTGATAAAACCGTGTCATTTCGTGATCTGCCAAATCTGAATCATGCGAATTACGGCTCAGTGTCAAACGATCTTGGCGGATTGTGGTCACAAGATAGCGATTCATGGGATTCTGATCTGACATTTTGGAACGGCCCCGACTATACGCCGGACACTGCCCGGGTACTGATGGCGTCCACAGACCAAAAGTTTTACATGCTGGATGCCTCGGCATCGTTCAATGGGACAATGCCTACCGCATATCTTGAGCGCCGCGGTCTATCTTTTGATACGCCAGAAAGCATTAAAACTGTGAAGGGGCTGCGCCCGCGCATTTCAGGAAATAATGGTCAAACAATCATTATCAGTATTGGCGCTTCTGACAGCCCTTATGCAGACCCGACATATACGAATGTGACTTATACTATTGGTACGCAGGTGGCGGCTGATCTGTTTGTGTCTGGTAGGTATATTGCAGTTAAATTTGCTTCTGGCACAGCTTTTCAATGGCGGATAGATTCGTTTGATATTGATGTTGAAACCGCTGGGGCATGGTAAAGGGTAATACAATTTCGTATGAGAGCGCCAAATATAAATACAGTTTCGTATTCACCCGGGCAGTTACCAACAGACCCGGATGAGATTAATCGTTATTTTTTCAGCGAATTACAGAAAATTAGCTCTGCTTTGACATTGGTGAGTGCTGGACATCTTGATAAGACGACAGTAGCGCCGACAAAGCCCAGGGATGGCGATATTAGGTATGCCGATGGAACGCTCTGGAATCCGGGGTCAGGCGTCGGTATTTATTATTTCAAGGGTGCTACATCGGCCTGGGTATTTTTAGGATAAAAAATGGATACATTATTTGGCTCACCACAAGCGCCTGAAGGTGGGCTGTTGGGAATGATGCAGCAGAGCACGGACCCCAAGCAATTGGCAAGTATGCTCGCTCAAAGCCCTACACCACAAACAGTGCAGAAAATCATTGCGCAAATACAGGCTGCAAAAATACCTGATGCCGATGTTTGGGCAAAGGTGTTAATGCAAGCAGCCAATGACCCTCAAAAGTTGATGATGATCTCTCAGGAGGTTATGAAAAATGCAGGACCAACAGAGCAACCAGGACCATGGCCGCAATGAAGCTTTAGAAAAGGCCTACGCCGCAATCCAATACAGATTGGGCGGCATGACTTTAAATGAGTTTTTTTCTGTTACGGATAAATGCAATATAGTTGCAATAAAGCATGATAGTAAAATCGTAGGTGGAATGCTAATCTATTGCAATGAGGTGCATTGCTGTGTTGACCCTGAATTAAAGGGCAAGTGGTTTGGAAGAGTTGCGCTGCGTGTGATAAATGAGATCATAGATAAATATGGTGAGGTGATCTCAAGGGCAACAACAGAAGATGGGCATAAAATACTAATCGCTCTTGGCTTTAGGCAAGACGGAGAAATCTACAGGAGTACAAAAAAATGGGCGCTGAAGCACTATTAGGTAAATTAGGTGGGTCACTGATTGGCTCAGTGGTCGGCGGCCTATTTGGCGGCAGTGGCGGTGGAAGTAGTCAGCAAACCCAAACCACGCAGCAACAACTTGACCCGCGCATAGCCTCGATATTATTTGGCTCTGGCAGCAAGACTTTGAAAGAAGGGGCCAAGCCGACAGGTACGGATGCCAACGGCAATCCAATATATGCCGAGTCCGACTACAACCAGCCAACCCAGGGTTTGCTGGCGCGTTACCAGGGCTTGCTTGATAAGCCTCAAAGCGCTGGTTTGCAGCAGGCCGGGCAAGGTGCGGATAGCTTCCTTGGTGGAACTGCTTATAATGATCTAGTTCAGCAGCGTCTTGCTGCCATGGACATGATTAACAGCCCATATTCTGCCCCGCAAATGAGTTCTGCATATGGCTCTGCCGCTCAGGGTGGATTTACCAACCCCATGCAGGCCGCCCAGGCATTTGCGCCTCAAGGCTATACTGCGCAAAATGCGGGTATATCCCTGGCTGGCCCAGCTGCGCAGATCAATGCGCCAAGTCAGAATAATCTGAATCTTGACCCGGCACTGGGAAACATCATCAATGGCGATCTTGGAAATAATCCATACCTTGCTGGCGCAATTCAAAAAGGCCTAAACCAAAGCTCGGCAAACTTCCAGAATCTCAAAGATGACATGCTGACCAGCTTCAAGCAAGATTTGTTGCCCTCCATCCGGGGTGATGCCATCGTGAACGGGCAATACGGCGGCTCTCGCCAGGGCTTGGCAGAAGGCAAGGCTGCAGATTCATTAACACGCAATATGACGCGAGCGCTGTCTCAGGTCGGACAGAATCAGACGGATGCCGCGGTGGCGGCGCAGGCCCAGCAATTCGCGCAAGATCGCCAAAACCAATTGTCCGCAGCCATGGGTCTATCCGGTCAGCAGTTTGGCGTTGCTGGTGCCAATGCTGGCGCACAGAATCAGGTCAATTTGAGCAATGCTCAGCTTACCAACCAGGGCGCGCAATTCAATGCAAATGCAGGCAACCAAGCGCAGCAACAAGCCTATGCCGGATTGCTAAGCTCCATTCTGCAAAATGCCCAGAATCAGCAGGCAGCAAATGCGACCAATTACCAAGGCCAGCAGCAAATGAATCTGCAAAACCTGGGCAACCGCCAGCAAACCGGCATGCAGAACCAGGCCAATCAGCAGCAGGCTAACCAGTACAATACTGGACTGCAGTTCAATACCAACCAGCTAAATAGTCAAAACAGGGCTACAGGGGTTGGGCTGCTAGGTGGAATACAGAATAATGCCTACAACTGGGCAAATAATGCCAATGATTACCAACTGAACCAGGCCGGTAAAGTAAATGGCTTGCTGGCCCCATACATGAGCGCGAATAGCAGCCAAACCTCAAGTGCACCTCTTTATCAAAACCAGGGCGCGAATATCCTTGGCGGGGCACTAGCCGGGTCGCAGTTGTTTAAAAATTTTGGCAGTGGTGACAATAGTTCTACATATCGACCATATGCTGTAAGTTCACAAAGCAATAATTCATATGTTCCAAATCAGACTGCAAACGTGCCAGATGTATCAGATATATTGAGGTTTTAATTATGGGCTTACTAGACATATTTTCAGGCGGCGGCGATGATCCTGAATCCCAGGCGCAAATGGCGGCTGCTATGGCAGCTTTTAGCATGGGTGGCCCATCGAGAACGCCTATATCTCTGGGCCAAGTACTCAGTGGAGCTATGCAGGCTGGCTCAGCGGCTTCTCAAGCTTATAAAGACCGGCAAGCGGCTGAGGCTTTGAAAAAATTGCAGATGGAGCACTTAGCCTTGACCAATGAAGGTACGGGCCTGGATATATCTGGCAAGAAAAGAGCAATCGCCCAGGCCGACGCTGAAAGACAAGCGGCTATTGATTACTATTCTGCACGTCAGCAGCCAGTTATGACGCAGCAACAGCCTGCCATCCAGCAAGATCAGCAGCCTTTGGCGATAAAGTTTGGCGCTGATGGCAATGGAGAATTTCAGTCGACTCCCTCTGCCATTCCAGGGAGCCAGCCATCTAGAATTGCGCAGGTCATGCAGCCACAAGGTGATAAAGGCAGCGCAATACAATCACGGATTGATGATCTGAATAACCGTGCTGCCTACATGGAAGGCAAAGGATTAGTTTCATCTGCCGACAATTACCGAAAACAAGCTTTGGAACTCGAAAAGAGTAAGCCAAAATTTTCAACCGATTTTAGGCAAGCCAAGGGGCCGGATGGGCAGATGCATAATTATGTACTTGCCGATGATGGAACGTGGAAAGACACCGGTCTTGGTGTGCAGGCAAAAATCCGCGAATTAAATCTTGGTGGAATAACCAAACTCATTGATGAAAACACATACAACGGTCCCCAAAGCTTTGAGCATGTAGCCACGCCAGGCGAGAAAATGAGCAATAGTCTTGGCTGGGCAAATCTGAATTTTCAGAAAGAGAAGTCAGCAAAAGAGGATGCGCCAATAGCGCCAGAAAATATCGAATCAATTGCGCAACTCATAGCCTCTAATCGCATGCCGCCACTGAGTCGCAGGGATATCACCACGCCTACTGGTATGGCGATCATGAAGCGCGTTTCAGATATCAATGGCAACTATAGTGCAAATGATATCGCTACAATGGGCCGCGCCGAAAAGGATTTTGCTACAGGAAAGCAGGGTAATTCCGTTCGCTCTTTCAACGTAGCATTATCGCACCTGGACACCCTTAGTGCAGCGGCAGATGCTTTGCATAATCGGGATATTCAAGGATTCAATAAAGTAGGTAATTTTATTGCTTCACAAACAGGTGCAGCAGCGCCAACAAATTTCGATGCAACCAAGAAAATTGTTGCCGACGAGATTGTAAAAGCTATCGTTGGGACTGGTGGCGGCGTCAGTGATCGCGAAGAGGCAGCCAAAACCATCAATTCAGCGAACAGTCCAGCCCAGTTAAAAGGCGTTATAAATCAATACAAAGAATTGATGGTAGGTCAGTTAAAAGGGCTTGAAGGGCAATATAAATCAGCGACTGGTAAAAGTGATTTTCATCAGAAGTTTCTTTCCGACGAGGCAAGGGCCGTCTTGGCAAATAAAAGTCAATCTGGCGGTGAAGCAAAAACGGCAACGCTTGCAGATATAGCGGCAACTGCTGCAAAAAGCGGGAAATCAACAGCCCAGGTTACTGCTGATCTAAGGGCACGTGGTTATACAATAGGGGGTCAATAATGGCTGGACGTGATCTCTCTGACGAACTTGGATATTCTGCGGCAAATCAGCCTAGTGGCAGGGATTTGTCATCTGAGCTTTATCCAAAGCAGGAAAAAACTTTCACGCAAGGTATGCTTGATACGGCAGGCAATCTTGTTGCTGGTGGCGTACGTGGCGCTGGGTCGATTGGCTCCACAGTATTATGGCCATATGATAAGACCATGGATTTAATAAGCGGCGACCGTGGCCCGAATATCACAGGCCTTGTCACTGGCAAGCAGCCAGTGAGCCGAAACCAGGAGCGCCGTGCTGCCATTGATGCAGGCCTAAAAGAGTTGGGGGCAGACCCAGAGTCATACGCTTACAAGGGCGCAAAGCTTGGTACTGAGGTACTGGGTACTGCGCCGGTCGGTGGCATGCTTGGCAATCTGGCAGCCAAGGCAGCGCCAAACGTGCCAATCTTGGCAAATGCACTATCATCAGGTGGTTTTAACTTAGGCGAGGCTGGCAAGGTCGGCACTGGTGTATTGCCTTGGCTAAGGAATACTGCTGCGAGAGCTATCGGTGGCGCGGTTACTGGCGGCGTGTCTTCTGGGTTGATTGATCCATCCCAGGCATTGGAGGGTGCTGCAATTGGCGGGGCCCTTCCTGGTGGCGCTATTGCAGCGGCAAAGCTTGGCAGTGGTGCTGGAAGATTGGCCAAAGCAATTTACCAGCCATGGACAGAAAAAGGGCAAACAGCCATTGCTGAGCAATTGATGAAGAAAGCGGCAGGCGGCAGCCCTGTAAATTTGAACATGCAAGAGTTGGTCCCTGGATCGATGCCGACCTTGGCAGAGGCGTCCGGCAATGCCGGCCTGGCTCGTATGCAGAGCTTGATGCGTGACGTTAGCCCACAGCAGTTTATTGAGCGTGAGGCACAAAACGCAAATGCAAGATCAGCTTTATTTGATACCTTATCTGGTAGCAAGCAGGCTCTCGACGCCGCCAGGGAGACGCGTTCTAAAATTGCTGGTGATCTCTATGATCAGGCTGCAGCCAAAGGCATTGACCCTGCAAAAATGACGCAACCAGTACTGGCTGAGCTTGGCGATTTGGCTAAGCGCCCAGCCTATCAGGATGCAGTAGAAAAAGCCAAAATCATGGCAAAAAATGCTGGCATCAATATTAATGCTGATGGCTCATTGCAGGGCCTGCACTATACAAGGCGCGCTTTGGGTGACCAGATATCCGATGCAATAGGAAGAGGCAATAAAGAAGAAGCAAAAATATTGCAAAGTGTAAAAGACAAGCTTGATAATGTTATTGATGCTGTCAATCCTGAATATGCTGCAGCGCGTTCTGAATTCGCTAGAATGAGCCAGCCAGTCAACCAAATGGAAGTGTTGCAAGGCCTTAACCTGACCAATGCAAAAGGCGAAATGACACTCTCCAAAGTGCAAAGCGCAATAGATGGTCTTGAGCGTAAAATGGCACAGCCAGGCATCAAGGCAGAAAAGTCACTGACCCAGGATCAACTGGGCACATTGGCAAAAATCCGCGACGACCTGCTGCGCCAAACAAATCAAGACCTTGGACGCTCTCGCGGATCAAATACATATCAGAACATTGCCACGAATAACATTTTGGAAAGCGCATTGCCATTTGGTCTTGGCGAATTGGCGGTGAACAAGGTTGGCCCGATTGTTGGTCAGGTCGGCAAACTCATGTATAGCGGTCCCAACGAAGCAATAAAAGGTAAGTTGGCAGCTATGGCACTTGACCCACAATTGGCAGCACCAGCCTTCGCCCAGGCCGCACCAAAGGGGCTGCTTGATGTCAATCGTTATGCAGGTTTGCTGAATAATGTTGGAAGTATGCAGCCGGTTCTCGCCCAGGGGTTGTTGGCAAGATTTAATGGTCAGTAATGGCTAGCAAAAATCCATAGAAAAAAGCCACAATAAGCATTATGATGGCTTTAGCAAGTAAGAAATCGATGTAGTCCATAACGTAACATAACACAACTGAAAGGCAAGTCAAATGAAGCATTATAAGGTTGGTGGAAACGGCCCGAAGCCAGAGGAGCCAGATACAGCACGTAAGCCAAAGCCAAAAAATGGCCCCAAGCAAAAATAACCGTGTGCAAGCAGCCGCAATATTAATTATTGTAGAAATACTATCGTACTATGCTTTAATGCTAACTCCCAAAAACCATCTTTATTACATGGTCTGCGGGGGTTTTAACTTGGTTATTCTGTGGAGATTGTACAGGATGCCAGAAAGCGATCTAATCACAAGCTTGATGCTTGTTAATTTGGTTGCCATGTTTGCTCAGTTCTACGGATTTCTGACTTATTGCATTGTGGCTATTTTGTTGAAATATGCGGTTATTGATACTGTCATGTCGTGGCCATTCGATCTTTATGATATATCAATAAACGTTCTTAACCTATTGCAGATATGGATGATATTCACCCTGAAAGCAGGCGGCGATAATGAGTTTAAATCAGTTCGCTATCGGGCTTTTGTGGTTCGTTATCCTTATCCGCATTGGTCTGCGAATTTGCCGAAGGAAGCGGAATGATAGAAGAAACAAAGGAAGCGATAAGCCAGACACTTGACAGCAAAATTGCAGGCTGGCTTTTCGTTGCTTGGAGTTGGGTGGCGGCATCGGTAAACCTGCAAGATGTTGCGGTTTTATGCAGCATTCTCCTAACATTAATAATGGTAGTGAGGCAGCTTATAGGGCTACGCAAAGACCTTAGAGGTGGCAAAGATGCTGATACCTGACTGGAAGCGCGTACTAAAAAAATCATGGGCAATCCGCCTCATCATCTTGGCTGGCTTTCTGTCCGGCCTTGAAATCGCTTTACCATTCCTCGAAAACTGGCTTCAGACCAGATTCCATACTCCAAAATGGCTATATCCATCGCTCATGTTTCTTGTGACATGCGCGGCAGTTATTGCCAGGTTGGTAGCTCAGCCAAAAATGTACCGGAGCAAAAAAGATGCCGACTGAACGACAAAAGGCTGCGGCGGCGCTTGCCGTGGCCCTGATAGTGCCAGCCGAAGGATTGCGCCAAATTGCATATCGTGATCCGGTGGGAATTCTCACCGTGTGCTATGGAGAGACATTCAATGTTGAGGTAGGCCGCAAATACACGCTAGAAGAGTGCAGGGGACGTCTGGACGAGTCCATGCTCAAAGCCATCAGCTATGTCGATAAATGCGCTCCTGGGCTTCCTGTGCCAGTCCTGGCAGCATTTGCTGACGCTGCCTATAACATTGGGCCCAAAGTGGCATGCGATAAAGCAAATTCAACAGCGGCGCGCATGCTGGCTGCTGGCAATTATAAAGGCGCTTGTAATGAGTTGCCAAAATGGGATAAAGCCAGGGTAGCTGGAGCAATGGTATCCTTGCCTGGGCTAACAAAGCGTCGTGAAAAAGAGAGGCAATTATGCTTGACCGCGCAATCATAGGATTAATCCTTGTAGCATCACTCACTGGCGGCGCTATATGGGGCTACAATCACATCAAAGAGTCTGGCCGACAAGAAGTCCGCGCCGAGCTAAAAAAAGCGTCTGACGAAGCCCTGGACAAGCGCAATCACGAAATTGCAGCAGAGAAACTGAAGCAGAACGAAATAACCCAGAAAGTGGTGAATGACTATGAAGCCAAACTCAAAGACCAAAGTGCAAACTATGACAAGCGCATTGCTTCTATCAATGCTGCTGGTGGGCTGCGCATCGCCGCAAATCATGGTAAAGGATTTGCCACCACTTCCCAAGCCGCAAGCGCCGGACCAGATAATGAAACCAGTTCAATTCGACTTCCTGAACGAGTTGAAAGCGATCTTTACGCCTACGCCAAACGAGCAGACGAAGTAGTGATCCAGCTTGGCGCTTGCCAGAACTGGATCAGGGATAACGGGTTTTATAAGTAGCCGGATAGGTGGATGGTGTCAGTCATGATTTATCTTTTAATTCTGCAATAATATCTTCGCGTAACTGCTGTTCCGTCCGCCCGTCGCCATGTTTTGCCAGTGCTATGCCTTGCCATTTCTCGGCGTGGTTGGCTTTGTCGCGTAGCTTCTCATTGTCGGCTTGCAGTGCCTGCACCTGTGCATAGTATGCATTCATCTTGGCAGTGCGCGCATGCATCAATGCTGTGTTGCAATCGTATCTCTCGGTAAGTGCCTGCACCTGCTTCTGTAATGCGTCGCTTTCTTCAGTTAAGATTGAATTGCACTGCGCCAGCCCGACATTGTCACTAGTCATGGATTTAACAGTGCGCTTGTCTTCTGCTGCTGCCAGTTGCAATTGCTCCTTAGACCATACAAGAGTTTTGTACGAGTTCACCTGCTTCCGCAAAATCGTTATTTGCTTCTGTAGCTCTGCTACTTCTGGCGGGGATGTGTAGAGCGGAATAATATTATCAAAGCCGTCTGTGTCTTCTGGCAATTCAAAGACATGCTCACCCATGAATGCATCTTCATGTCCCGCCCATTCAGTCCAGTAACTGTGTGGCTCTTGCGCTTTCTCCAGTTGAGCAGCAAGCAATTCATTCGCAGCAGAATAAACGTAGTCTTTTAGATCAGTCTGACCTTCTTTGATCGTGAAGCCGTTGCGTAGAAATATCTCGCGTATTTGGTCTTTTTTCATGGCTTCACCTTCATTGCTGAGTCAATGGCTTGGCGACGGTCATCATATACTTTCAATGGATAGCCTTCTGCCGGATATTCATCCTCGCCACGATCAGCAGTAATACGCACATGACAAACTTCACCATCCATTGAATAGGCCACATACACACTGTTATTCATAATCCATTCCAGCCGCTCCTGGTCTTTCTTCGCTTCGGCAAGCTGGCTAACAAGTTGCGATTTTTCATCTATCGCAGACATAAGCTGGCTATTTATCGCTAAATTCAAGACTTCTGATTTGGCAAGCTGGCGCTCAAGCTCGTCTATTCGGTCGGCTGATGCAATCATTGCGTCACCTTGCCTGACAGGAGTTTCGTATTTGGCGACAATGAAGCGTAGCTTTTCCTGTAATGTTTGTTCGCTCATGGCATCACTCTCCAAAGAAATATACCGAAGCCGACAAGCGCAACAAGGCCGGATGCGAACGATAAAAGCAAAAGGTTGAATTGAGCGCTTTCCCAGAAATTGTACATGTCAGTTTCGCATGTAAAAAGAAATTGAATAGCAAGTTTTCTTGCTACTTTGTGCATAGCAAAAAACACGATGGCTAGCACCAGTCCAATTGCAATCATGACTTATCCCCTATCAACGCCTCAATATCCACCACTGGAATATTGGTCAGCTTGTGGATGCGAAGTATCAGCACTGCGCCGACTTTTAAATGACCATGCCGGATTTTCGATATCACGGGAGGCGCAACGCCAACAGTTGCAGCCAGGTGACGGTCATTTTTCAGTTCAAGCATTTCCATTGTTTTGTTCAGAAGTTTGTTTGACATGGTTATTTGTTCCTTTCAATTTTTGATCCGCATCGGGTGCAAATGTCGCATTCATAGGTTTTGGATTTTGCTTCTTCCATCATTGTGAGGCAAGCATGCAAACTCCCTTCCATTCCAGTGAAGCCGCCAGGGCCAATACTAAATCTTGACTCGTAATTATGCCCAAACCATTTGCCAAAAATACCACTACAATTATTGACCATTTCTTTCTCCTGTTATATAAAAGCTACATACGTACAATATAACATCTAGCCGAAAATAAAAGCGCAGCTTTATACTTTAAAGTTATGCGCTTTGGGTTGGTTTGAATATTTCGTAGTAAGCGTCAATGTCCTGCTTTATCAGGCGCGTATCGACGTCTTCTGTATAGACACCGATTAAGGCATCTTTGAATTTATTAACGCGCATGTGATATCCATGCGATGATTCACGAGAACACCTTATGCGTCCAGAAACCATGTATAAGGCGAATCCGCAGTTGACTTCATCAAGCAAAGCCATAGCCCTAAGATACGCAGCATATGAGCTTTCAATGGGTGGTTTGTATTCGCCTTTTTGTGCCATGGCTACCTCAATTGCAGGGCTTGAAGTTTATCTTTCATTGCCTGAACGTCTTTAAGAAATTTCATAAGTGAATTCTCATATTCAGCCATAGGCAAGTCTTGCACTTTTATTTCTTTCTGAACCCACTGCAAGCCTTCAGGCAAACGATCATCAAAGCTGCCTATGATTGCCTGCTTTGCGCCAGTGACGTACAGACCGTGCATCAGTTGCGGTTGGTAATCCTTTTGCAGCAAGTCGCCATTTGATTCCAGGTACTTCAAATGCGTATTTGATTTTGGGCATTTAAACTCCCAAATGGTTTCAAAATCATCTTCATCACCATCCAGCGACGCGCCTATCATCATAGTGTCATGCGCAAGAAATCCTGTCTCACGTATGAAGTGACCGCCAGCCTCGGCCTGCATGCGTGCCAGAGGTTCCTTATCAATGCCGCGCTGCATTTCTTTGCTAACAAATATTTCTTCCTCAACGCTTTTGCCAGTTAGCGACTCAAGGGCAAGCTGAAGCACGTAACCACTGCGCCCTGCTGTTGTATCTCCCATGAGTATCAACTTAGCGTTGCTTGCCGTTACACGCGCCAGGCGGGCTGCAAACCATTCTGGCGACCTCTGCGCAGTATCGATGATTGTGAATGGCCTATGCTGGTACATATTCTTTGCCTTCTTCCGGTGGCTGTTCAATTGTCTTTGCGGACTGAGTTTTCAGATATTCGCGGTGCGCCATAACTTCGGACTTCAATTGCGCATGTGCTGCCGGAAACTTATTCAACTGAGCATTGTTTTCTTTCCAGAATTTTAGTGCTTCCTCGTCGGTCGTTGTCTGCCTTGCTGCATTGACCAGCGGCGTGATATCTATCTGCTCAACTGCTGGCGCGTCAACTTCCATGATGCGCTCGGCCTCGTCTTGCTCATAGATGCCGACAAAGCCGAAGGCCAAGCGTGCACACTGAATCATGGCCTTGTGACGCAACATGCGTTTTGGGTGCGATTTCCAGGGCTTTACTTCGCGCCTGCATTCGCTCATGTACTCGGTCACAGATGTGGCATGACTACGGTCTTTGCGATAAATCTTGCATGTGCATTTTTCTTCGTCTTGGTCAAACTCCATGCCATCAAACTGGCTGTGTGAGTTGATAATCCGGCTCCAGCCATCAACGCCAACGACCGGGACAATGCCGTTATTCTGGTCAGGAAAGGCATAAATTTCACGAGTCCACGGATTCAGGCCGTATTGATTGGCAACGATCAGCAAAGCAGTCATTTGCGCATCTGATACCTGTCCTTTAAATGCTGTGGCCTTCAGTGTTGGCATCAAGTCTTGACCATCGCCAAGATTGAAAGTTTGAGCTAATTTGCTCGTGAGTGATACTAATGCTGTACTCATACATTCCCCTATCGTTTAATAATCCACTGCAACACGCGCCGACGCAGCTTGCGGCATAAATACTGTACATCGATTTGCAGCCAGTGCCAGCGGGTTAGGAGTGGGAGTTTCATTTTGCTTGCTCTGCTGCATGTTCTTTGGCTACTTCAATAGCTTCAAAAATGTCAGCTGCAAAGCTGCCTTGATCGCCACAAAGTTCAATTCTGTCACTGTATTTATCCAGCAAATAAACAGTGCCAGCATCCTTTTCAAGACATATTTCGATCTCGTATCCATCAGGCAATTCGCTGCAAGCCTGCTGTATGTATTGCCCAGCCTTCAAGCAGCTTCCGTCGTATTCTGAAAGCTGAGTCTCGGCAAGTTTGCACACCAATTCATCTATCCGATCAGCAGCATTTGCCATAAGCTGAATATCGCGCGATGACGTGCTGTGCTGGCAACGGTGACGCAATTCGTCTTGTAGTGTTTCGCTCATTTCATCCCCGCTTTCATTCCTGTCATCCGTTCAGCTTCAGCAGCCAGCCGATTAAACTCTGCCGCCTCCCGCATCTTTTGCAATTGCGCAAGCTTGTCTGCTTTCTTGTGCACAGTTTTCGTGTGCTGTTCTTCTTTGACCTGATCCAGGTAATCCATTTTGCTGACAAAGCAGAATAGGGCGAAGACGGTTAGCAGCGCTAGCTTTGGATACATTTTTAGCATGGATATCCCTCTTTCAGTGATGTATCGCCTTCGCGATATGCATACCAACTGCCAGCAACATGGAAAACTGCCGAGTCACACTCACCTTCTTCGCGACCAACAGGGCAACGGTAAATATCACCATTTACTTTGCCGTCACCAAATCCTAAAAATCTACCGAACATATCAACATGCTCAAGTTCAGCGCCGCATGATGGACATTCAATTCCTTTCATCTCTATCCCCTGTTAAGTTGTTGCTACCAGATAGAAGCAGGCTGGAAGGGAATCGAACCCTATACTGTGATCGCCACTCACTTCAATCAGGACATAGCTGTCGCCCTGCCAACTCCAAGTACAACCCGATTCTATCTGGTGACTGGGAACCAGTCAGGCTAAAACAAGGCAGCGGTGAATTGCCGCCTTGTTACCTAATTTCTACCTTTTTAATCTCTCAAGTATTTCTGCGATCATCCCCGCAGTGGTAGCTAGTTGCCGAAAATAGCCTCCGTATAAAATTGATCTGAACAAACTTAATCATAATCATCCTGTAAAGCCCTCATGAAATTTGCCGTAACAAGAGTAGGATGATTGTGATTAAGTCCTGGCACTTACGCGACCAGGTTACGGCTCGTAACTCAGAGCGAGCGGCTATCACCGGCAAAGCTTCGGTCGGTATATTTATCGCGGCCCAAAACCGCTGCACCAATTCACTCAGGTAGGCCTATCCCCTTACTGCTTTAATCTTCGCTTGGTTTTGCATCAACCCATTCTTGCATGTTTTCTTTGAATTTAATGGCAAAAGCTACGCCTTTTGTATTCAAAAGTTTGGCTAAACCGTTGCACTGTTCCTCATCCAGCTCGCTGAACATATCAATCATGTCCTGCGCTTCTTGAGTGAGCTTTACTTTTGGCTTATCCATCATTTTCTCCGTTTGTTGTTTGCTGCTGCTGGATATCATCTTACACCTTCAAAATCTAAAGTCAAGCACAAATCTGCGTTACAAGTAAATTATTTTAGGTCTTGAATAATGGCATATTTGTGGTATGCTTATATCAGAAAAGGAGCCAATATGGACAAAATTGAATACGTAAAAATGCATCTAGCTGATAGAAGCTTACACAAAGAAGTAACGTTTAAAACAGAGGTCAGCTTAAGCACAATCAGAAACATATTGAACGGCAAAGGAATACCGCGCCCGACAACAATCAACACATTACACGCTTACTTTAAACGGAGAGAGAAATGAGAGAACAAAAACTGAATGACAATTTGCTTGAGCAATTACACATTTTGGCGATGGATTATCGTGGTGCAGATCGTAGAAATGCACAAGAAGCATGGGAAAGATTGGTCAAATTAGTTAGCTATACATGCGATGATTGCGTGGCTTTGAATTATCAAATTGGAGATGAAGATAAACCATGACCCCATACGACCCAGCAGCCCGCACCGCCGAGCGCCACATAGCCAACCAGAAGCCGCACATTCAGCCGAGCGAAATGAGGATGTGCTACGGCCCACGATGCAGAAATGGTGCAGGCCAGTCCAGATCAGTCCGGCAGTTCTGCAATGCCAAGAATGTGCCGGTTTATGAATATTGTAAATTGTGTAGGGGTGGATGATGGATGATGAAACAAAAAAAATTTTAGAGTTAGCGGCTAAGGCTGGCGGTGTATGGGTGGACAACAGTCAAAATAAAAACGGCTGGGAATGGAATTGGCCTATTGGCTGGGACCCATTAGAAGTTGATGGAGATGCTTTTAAGTTGGCGGTCAAGTTGAAACTCGATCTTACTCATTGTCACCCGCCATCAATAATGGCATCAAATGGTTTTATTACTGACTTATTTGGGCTTGGTGATGATCCATATGCAGCAACACGCAGAGCAATCACTCTTGTTGCAGCAACGATAGGCGAATCAATGCCATGACCCGCCAAAAATTCACCAAGCGCAAATTCTATATTCGCGGAAAGTTGCAAAAGCAAAGTGCCATTGCCGAGATTGAACGATTGCCAGAGGATGAAGAGAAGCCCTTGCTGGTCACGATATCCGAGCCTGAAGACAAGCGCAAATTAGAACAGAATGCAAAACTGCACGCAATGCTATCCGATGTTTCGCGCCAATGCGAATGGATGAAGCGCAAGCTTGAAATGAAGCAGTGGAAAGTATTGATGGTATCAGGGCACGCGGTCGCAACTGGCAACGGCGCTGATATGATTCCTGGGCTTGAAGGCGAGTTCGTCAACATCAGAGAGAGTACAGCAGAAATGTCAATCTCGCGCATGGCAAGTTTAATTGAGTATGTAATGGCATGGGGAGCGAATAATGGTGTTCGCTGGTCTGCGCCTAAACAATTTGAGGAGCATTGAAATGAGAGTAAAAATTACATGCGGTGACGCCATTTATGAAACCATTGGCGAAGAAGTAAGTTTTGATGGCTTTGACGATAAATTTGCCGTTCATCAAAACATAAAAAATGATGATGATTTTAAAGTCTTTTGCGTCACGCATATCGATACTGGATTCAGGCTTGAGGCTGGCTTGACAATCGATGACGTAATCGAAAAAGCAAAATACAAACTTCAGCTAGTTGGCATAGATAAGTTAAAAGAAGCTATTGCCAGAGCAAGCCAAATTAAATCTGAAATCCACGATACAAAGGATATTTAACCATGACCACCACAACAATAGAGCAATATTCATCGCGAATAGAGCAAGCCCTGAGAAAGTCATTTAACTTTGGCCAGACATACTGGCTGCAAGCCGATTCTGAATCAATTGCCCAGCAAAATAAATCAAATGAAACACGCGAGAAATTTAATAAGTTTGTTGACGATATTGTTTTTACTTTAGCACCGCCAGCAATCCCGGAGCAATCAAATCCAGCTTCTGCACTTGAGCAATATAAAGAACGGTGCCTAAGAGTTGCCGATTTACTGAGAAAAGAAAACCGTGGCTGGAACTCACTTTCTTATACTCAGGCTATCAATGATTATTCTACTGCTATTGCCGCCCTACCCCTGCCAGTAATGCCAGAGCATGCCGAGCCAGACGAAACGCAAAAGTTTATTGACTCGTTGCCAGATGGTCACGAAGACAAGATGTATGAACAAATTGATGCATGGGCACGTCACAGCTACATGAGGCATAAATATTCGGTCAGAGGTCAGGTTATAACCAGAGCAGATAGCGAAGATTCGCACATCATCTGGGCGACATTGCGCTGGGCTGAAGAAAACAAGAAGCCAGATACCGCACTGCTTGCCCGTATAGCAGAACTGGAAGCGGAGAATCAGAAACTGAAAGAAGACAACGCATGGATACCGATTGAGCATTGTGATTTTGATGTGCCAGTGCTGGTTAAGGTTGATGGTGTTGTGCAGAACATAGTTGTTGAGCAGGCGCTTGAAAATCACTGGCTTCTTTGTGCCGATAATGAATTGCTAGAAGACTTTGAGCCTACTCATTTCAAATATTTGCCAGAGTAAAAGTTCCATACGCTATATTTGCCTGGTGTATAGCGGTCTCGCCCCTCTCAGGCATAAAGGAATCATCATGATCACAATATATTGGCTTGTTTTGGTCATAGGTAACGACATTAGCACAATGCCCAGGCTTGAAGAATTTAAAAACGAGGAGCAATGTATAACTGCATATAATCGAGAGTCAAAGAAATTCCCAAAGAAAAGGTTTGGCTGCTTGAAATATACCGGCCCAGTAAAAATTAAGCTAAATGAGGATGCGACTTGAAGCAGACAACAGAACTTAAGCGATCGGCATTCAAGCGGAAACCGTTTGGTGCCGAGCCGAAGAAACAATTACCACGTTGCGCGATCTGCAAACAGCGGTTTGAGCCACTTGGCAAGGATCGACCAGCGAAGGCTTGCTCTGTTGAATGCTCAGTAGAGCTTGGCATCCGTGATAAGGCCCGTATTGCAGCAGCCAAGGCACGTAAAGAGCGTGCAGAGGATAAGCGGCGCAAGGAGGCTTTAAAGACCAATAAAGACCACCTGGATATTACTCAGCGCATAATTAACAAGTATGTATTAACGAAGTGGCGTGACATGCCGTGTATATGCTGCGGCAAGTCTGCTTACGATGGTGTGCGTAATGCATCGCACTTCAAGAGCCGTGGTAGCAATTCGTTTCTTAGATTCAACCTTTTGAACATCTGGCCATGTTGCTATTCTTGCAACGTTGCAAAAGGAGGGAATATTCACGAATTCAGGCCAGCACTCATTAAGCTGATCGGGCAAGAGAAAGTAGATTTTTTGGACAATGCGCCTAAGTCCAGAACTTACACGGTTGAATACCTGGAGCGCATGCGCCGGATATTTTCAAAGAAAACACGAAGACTTGAAAGGTAAATTATGGCTGAGAAAATCATAGACGAAGACGGCGAGAACCAAGCAATACGCGCCTTCTTGACATTGTACGGGAACAATACCGTAACTGTTGAGCAAATGGGCAATCACATGATCCGCAGTGGCTATGCCGAATGGTGCCCAGGCTGGATAACAGACAAGCATGAGCAGGGTCACTTATCCAAAGGAGGTGCACAAGACTGGCTGCGCTTCATGTTCACAAAAGAAAGGAATATGACATCATGACACAAGAATTTCTGAACGAAGCCAAACTCCCATTCAAAGACTGCTCGCGGGAAGAACAGCATATTTTGCTGAACGCCATCATGGACTGCAATGCTGAAACTTTTATGCACGGCGACTATCGAGAAATGCATATTAAAACACACATTTTGATAGATTCAATCTACCGCACCAAGCCCATCAAGCGCCTAGCCATACCCTGGGAGCATATCCTCAAAGATTTTAAATTTGCGATGATGACTTGTGATGGCGCTGTTTATGTCTATACAGGAAATCCAAAGACATGTGCTGGATATTCGGCAGCAGAGATTAGCTGCTTTTTGAACATCGACACCACCGGCATCTCCTGGCGTGATAGCCTGGTCGAGCGCCCTGCTGAGGTGAAATCATGAACACTCGCCCCCTAATATCCCGCAACAAGCGCGAAGGCAGGTATGCTGGCTTTGCTTGTGGATCGCATTATCGTGAGCATGACAAGACAGTACATGCACATTTGCCGCGCAGTGCTTTTGCGTTTCATCGACTTGTCGAAAAAATGGAATGGCCGAAAGCTTAACCCCACCCCGCGCTACCCTCACAAGTAGCGCGTAACCAAAGGAAATATGATGAGTAATTTTATTCAAGCACAAGCCGCTGGAGAAACCCTTGTAAGTATTTGCCATGGAGCGGCAAGCAAAGCTGGATGGTGGTATCACTCTAATGGTGGAGGATCGCAGGATTTGAAACAAGAAGTGCGTATCGGTACTCGTTTTGGAAAAGCATTGGTCGCAGAAAAGCTGGCCTTGATTCATAGCGAAATCAGCGAAGGCTTAGAAGGCCACCGCAAAAACAAGATGGACGACCATTTGCCGAATCGCCCGATGCTGGAAGTAGAACTGGCTGATGCCATGATTCGCATTGCTGATCTTGCGGGCGCATTGGGTTACGACCTGGGTGGCGCTATCGCTGAAAAATTGGCATATAACGAGCAAAGGGCAGACCACAAGCCAGAGAATCGCGCTAAAGAGGGCGGCAAGGCATACTAAACAAAACGCGCTACCCGTAAAGGAATAGCGCGTTTCTTTGACAATACGTTACTGCATCGTCGGTGTAGGATATTTAATTATATATCAACCATAAGCGCTAGGACAATCCCCTGGCGCTATTTTTAGGAATAGTCATGACCAATCAAGAACAACTTGCGGAAGAACTAGAAGGCTTACACGAAATCATCGATGGACTGGATGCAGATATCCGGCAATTGAAAATAGAGAAAGGAATTGCCAGCGATGATGGAAACATAGCCAAAACTGATAAATTGCAAAAGTATATCAATTTCATATTGTACCGAAAATCAGACGCATTACGCCGACTAAGAAAAGTAAAGTCAGCTATCAAGAAAATAAACATACATACGAACAACCGCAAAAAGGGTTGATTTTTGCAAGATTTGATGTAGAATTATACCTGTATTTTGTTAGTGCTTTGAAATTGCCCGTAGCAGGAGCTATATTTCAAAGCACTAACGTCAAAAAACCACTTTTTTAGAGCTGCTACCTCTTGAAAACGTGGTTTTTTTTCGTCCAACGAAAGGCAAAATATGAACCTCACAGTAGCGAACCCAACCATGACAAGCCGCGAAATAGCGGATTTAGTCGAATCCAGGCACGATCATGTAAAGACATCTATTGATCGTCTTGTAAAATCAGGAGCAATTTCCCAACCCGCATTGAGGGATGGCGATAAATCTGCAAATGGCATTACTGAAAAAGTCTATCTTATCGGAAAGCGTGACACTTACGTTATTGTTGCGCAACTTTCCCCTACATTTACCGCACGCCTTGTCGATCGCTGGCAAGAGCTTGAATCTGGTTTAGCAGTACAACTTCCCAACTTTAATGATCCTGTAGCGGCTGCGAGAGCATGGGCTGATGCTGTCGAATCTAAGCAAGCCGCCATAGCACAACTGGAGGCCGCAAAGCCTGCCATTGACTTTGTTGACCGCTATGTTGATTCCACCGGATTAAAGGGATTCAGGCAAGTAGCAAAGCTGCTCAACATCAAGGAGCCTGATCTGCGCGCTTTCCTGGACGACAAGAAGATCATGTACAAGCTGGGCGGTGAATGGGTGCCATACGCTGACCATATCACCACTGGGCGCTTTTCTGTTAAGGCTGGCACAGCAGACAACGGGCATGCATTCAACACAGCCAGATTCACCGCTAAGGGTGTGCAATGGCTTGCAGGTGAAATAGCCAAAGACAAGGTTGCAAAGAGTGCGGAATAAGTAGTTCAGC